GTAAATACGGGAGCAACAGGTCCTCCTGGTATCGGTGCATTAGGGTCCTATTGCTCCGCATTCTACACAGGTGCGAATTATAATACTCTAACGGGTAATAATACCTTTCCTCTTAATACGATTTCTATTAACAACGGGTTCACTCTTGCAAGTAATGTATTAACATTTCTTAACACAGGTATCTATGAAGTGACTGGTACATTGTTCCTACAAAGTCTTGTTACATCCATACAAATATTCACGACATCATTCATCATTAATGGGACATATAACTATGTTGGCAGTCAAACGGTACAAATACCTGCATCCGCAGGAGGTCTCTATGCGGATGCATTTGTTACGAGTGCTGCCATTATTAGTGCTATCGCTGGTGACACGATAGGGTTTGCCTATCTTCCTGCAGCTGCTAATTCATTCTTTATTCCCTATAGTCCACTGCCATCTATCAATCTTATGATTAAACAAATTACTAATATTGGTCCCACGGGTGCAACTGGATCCGCAGGTACCGCAGGAGCAACAGGGGCCACGGGTGCAACGGGTGCCACGGGTCCAACAGGGGCAGCTGGATCCGCAGGTACCGCAGGAGCAACAGGGGCCACGGGTGCAACGGGTGCCACGGGTCCAACAGGGGCAACAGGAGCAACTGGTCGAACGGGTGCAACAGGCATGACAGGTGCATCAGGTACAGCAGGTACTGCAGGAGCAACAGGGGCAACAGGGGCAACAGGAGCAGCTGGATCCGCAGGTACCGCAGGAGCAACAGGGGCAACAGGAGCAACAGGAGCAACAGGAGCAACAGGTGCAGGTCCAACGGGGGCTGCAGGCCCCCCTGGTGGTAACATTGGGACACTGCCGAATCCGTTTAACATGTCGCTCGGTATGACAGGCTGCGTAGCAGTCTCAGATTACAGTTTTACACTTCCCTCTGACAGTCAGACAACACTCATTAACCGTGCTGCCGTCACAACAGGTAATAGCTTTTACTGCCCTACACCTATAGGCTTAGCAGATACTCTAATCTATGCTCCACCTCAAGACAATCTAATCATCACTGGTACTGTCACACCAAATGTGGCTGCTCCATCGCAGTTTTGGTGTATAGGAGTTCGTGGAGGTTCTGGGCCAAGCTCTGGCGCAACTGTAGCATCATTAGGTCCTAATTATGGCTTTGGTATTACTCCTGCGGGTGTGACTGGCTTTTATAACATTAGTATCTATGACCTGGACTATATAAGTGTCCATACCTATGCATTATATACTACTATTCCTGCCCCTGCTGCCCATACATCTGCTACCTATTATATCCATTTCACACAGTCATCCGTCTCCTATTACTGGAATGGTCAGCTCCTCTATGTTAATACTGCTCCCTCTTATTATGGTCCTACCTTACATGCTCCTTCTGTATTTTCCATATATGGTGCATTAGAAAATGTAGGCAGCATCATGACTGTCTCGGCAGGATACTCTGACCAATATCCAATCTATGCTACTCCTGCTACCTCTGGCAGTGTGACGATTACTGCAACAACGATTACCCAACAACTTACATTAAGCAGTCCTCCAAGCTACTGCTATACACCTCAGACCTTTCCAACCTGCTATCTTACCTGTAATGCTAATTTTGCCAACTATGCAAGTCAATTCATCGGTCTATCCTCCACAGGTCCCACAGGTAACAACTATGGCTTTACCTATTACACCGATACCCATTTATACGTGTCTTTAAGTGGTGTTAATGTACTTGACTTAGGTATCCCTACGTATCCTGGAACAGGTACATGGGCTACTACACCATCGTTACCGTTAGGACTTGAACTCACTTCGTCAGGAGTCGTCTTCTACTATAATGGGGCAGTCGTATACGCAGCACCAACGATTGCAGGGAACTACCAGGGCGTATTTCATCTAACAACCGTTAATGATTATGTTACTAATATAGATTATGGGTACTTTAGTGGTGCGGGTAATATCCCCTTATATGCAAACTGGACATGGGCCACTACTGGTACAACATGGTATGATAATACAGGTGCCAATGTTACAGATTTTACTACAGTACCCTATGCCTATTTAGATCCGACCTCAGGTACTGCAAATGCACGAAACAACTTTACTCTTACCGAACCTACTGTACTGGGACAAATGAAAGTTCCTGTCAGTGGTACCTATCTACTACAGTGGACATTAGACACCAGTGGATTTGGTGGACAGTATTATATGTTCATATCACTAAATGATGGTGCAAACGATGATGTAAGCTCAGGAGCATCCTATGCGGTTGCGAATACGAATGGGTCAGATGTCTGTTGTATCTCCGCTACTGTAAAAATATTAACATCCGACTACTTCAACATCGGTGTCAGCATGATTACAGCATCCGCAGGAACACCATCGAATCCGAGTGGATCTTTTACAATTAGTTATCTTTGTGCATAATAGACATGAGTTACAAGCCGTCACTCTCTACCATCCATGGTGTATTTACTTCCTATATTGCTGGTCAACATGACGTGGGTAAATCACCCTATGGCGCATTAGATACTGTGCCTTATATCGTATCCTATTTGCAGCAGACATCGTCCTCCCCTGCCTCTTCCGTCAATGCCGATACGATTGCTACTGTGAAAAATCATGAGAAGTCTATTGAGCAACTGACAAATCACATCTCACTTCTTACCATGCAACTTAATGCCCTTACTACGGCTAAGAAGTGATTTGTCCTCTCCACGTTTCGTGGACATGTCCGCAGCATTAATCACTCTTACCTGCGCCTTGGCCTTTTGTAACGTAGTATGCTTAGCATGAACGAATCCCGTATCCTTGTTCACGACTTTATATAGATGATGTCCAGCTGGATATATTCCCAATGGCATCTATTATGTCTACAGTTAGTAAATATGTTTTACTACAGTAATGGCAAACGCGTAGACATCTTTAACAAGAGGCCCCGTAATTTATCCGCAGGAGGACCCATAAAGGATGACCCTAAGATCCATGACAAGAAAAATGATACGGTTTCTTCCTGGCTAGAATATGGGTCCCTTGTGATACCCGTACCTGTCATGAGGTCTGGTATTATGAATAAGTACCATGGGATGATTACTGGCAAGAAGCAGTTGCACATGCACCAACTAGGAAAGACCATTGTTATGCCTGGTGAGATGGTAGTGAATAAGAAGTATGCTGGGTCAGTGGAACACTTCCTTAAAGAACATGGTATTACTCTTCCCTTAACGCCTGGACAAAAGATTCCCAAGTTTACATAGAATGAAAATCATATACGGCGGGATAACAATTACGCAGGAAGATGTGGACCGATGGTGGGCAACCTTGTCCGAGGCTGAAAAACTGCATATTATGAAATGAACTAAAATTTACAGTATTTTAGTTTATTTATAAACAATAGAATGGACCGTATTGGTATTAACATGAAACTACTTGCTGGTGCTACTAAGGAAGATATCCTGGATGCTATGAACATTACAAAGGTCGTTACCTTCATTAAACGAGATGAAGAGATTGAGGGTGTCCGTGCCACTGGGGTATTTGAACCCGTGCTATTAAGTAGGGAAGAAATCGCAGTAGATACTAGCAAGGATGGCAGTACAGAATGTCACAGTAATGGAGTATACCTTCCATGTGAACAGTAACGAACGATCCAGTGGAACAAATACTAATTTCAACATCAACTTCTCCCAAGTAATTAATATACTTGCCAAGCGTGGGCAGTTTCAGGTGATGTTCAACTCGGTACAAATCCCTTTCACCTTCTATCAAATGAATAGCATCGATTCACTTAACGTGATCAATGTTACCATCTCTACAGGGACGGATAGCTGGACACAGAACATCACCATTGCCCAGGGTAACTATACGCCCTATACATTGATAACAGAGTTGACGAATGAATTGACTCAAGCCTGTCAGTATCCACCCGTAGGACATGTCGCATCCGCCTTCACACCTACCTTCAATTTTTCTTATACACCTTCCACGGGTTACATCACGTTTCTTCTAACAGCTCCCGTTACATCCTCCATCTATCTCAACTTTAACAATAGTCCTAATGCGAACACAGGTGGATTCTTTGGTATCAATACCGTAATACCTACCCAAGTGCAAATGCTGCCCTTTCAGCCCGTCACAAGTACCCAGCCATGTGTCCTCAACCCTATCAACTATCTTCTTGTGCGGTCGAGTCTCAAGCAGTTCCGTAACCGTGAGTTTATCGTCTTACGTGATGATGTGTCAGACATTCTTTATAAGGTACCCATTACTACATCACAATCTACGTGGATCAATTACTTTCAAATGAGTGAGCCTATCTACATCATCGATAATACGATTCAGTCCATTAACTTCTACCTTACGAATAATCTATCGTATACACCTATGAATTTACAGTTGATTCCATGGGCCTTCTCATTCACCATCCGTGAAGTACTAAGACCTGACTATGAGTCTCTTAATACGTTTATTAGCCTTATTCCACCCTTGGAGCATAACGATGAGGAAGTGAAGCAGTTGTTAGAGGAGAAGCAAAAGCTAATGGACAAACTGGCACTGTATAAGAGAAAATTAAATGTCATGCCATTAAGTAAAGATGAGCGCACTGACGAAGGCGTTGGCTCCGTTTGATAATCAAATATGTAAGGAAAATACGCCACTACCATTAAAGTCGTGTAACTACGGTATATTCGGTCGTCGTGGTTGTGGTAAGACAAATATTCTTCTCAACTTAATATCAAAGAAGGAATCTCCTTGGCATAAACACTTCAACCTGATATTCTTTATTTCGCCGACGGCCAAGAATGACCCTAAGGTAAGTGACTTATTAGAGGACATAGGTGACCAGTACTATGACACGTTATCGCCCGTAGTATTACAAAGTATCATTGATAAGATTGACCATCATAAGGAAAAGTGGGAGCAGAAGAAGAAGCGAGGGGAGCCTGCCTACTGTATCATATACGATGACTGTATCCACCTTTTAAAAGCCAAGCAAAATCAAATTATCAATGAATTGGCTACACAGAACCGTCATAGGAAGATAACGAACATTTACTTACTGCAAAAATGGAATACCTATCTACCAACACTCATACGGTCTAATCTCGATCTTATCTCCATCTTCCGCAGTGATAACAAAAAGGAACTTAACTCATTCTTTGAGGAGATGAACATAGACGAGACTAAGATACGTGCCTTATACGAATATGCTACGAAAGAGGAATACGCCTTCCTGCATATTAACATATACCATAACCCAGCAAAGTTCTACCGCAAGTTTGATGAAATTAAATATGTAGAGTAGTAGAAATGCTAGCGGTCCATTATCAGCATCCAGATACCAATCCCTTCTATAACATGGAAGAGGGCCTAAAGAAAGGTGGAAGGAAGAAGCACTACCGTAAGCCGAAGAAGGACGGTGTCCATGTAAATGTACATGTGAGTAACAAGCTAAATGTTGGCCGTACGCTAAGAGACGGTGGTAAGCAACGGCAATATTCAGATCAAAACCATGTTATGCGTTACATGGCTCCTAACCGTCGCATGGCGAATAGGCCACGTGTCCTAAGCTATAACTCATTCGCAGTCCCACCAACTCAGATCACGGACTTCCGCCGTCCAGCAGAACATGGTCACGTCGCAGAAAAAAAGGGGCCATGGGAGAAAGACTGGGGCGAACAAAAATCAGAACTTAATCGCTCCCATGTTACACCTTACACGTTAGCAAAAGAGGGCAATAGCTCACGGACTCCTCATTCCACCCTTGATGCCCCTAATGGACGCACCGTGCCTATTTTTACAGCCAATGAGAACCCTGCAGGTATTGCACCAGTATCTACCCTTGCACAACGTGCGACTCCTTCAGGTCTAGGAGTTCGTGGTGGAGTCTTCTATGAACAACCTGAACAACTAAAGCCTGAGCAATATGGCAATGAAGATCCGAAAGAGAATTATGCGAATGCGTCAGTGTCATATTTTAAGCCTCGTGGTCGTGATAACATTCCGTCTCCTGCGGATAGACAATTCACAGGTGCAGATCCCGTGAACTTCTTCCCCCTACGGGGACAAAGCGCCGTGCCTCGTGAAGAAGAGCAACAGCGATCCGCATTTCGTGTTGTGCATCCTGTGGAGCCATTACCTTATTCATATTCACGTCAGGGTACTCCTGCATTTTCTACTCGCAGTACTCCTCCAGGTGAGCCTGAAATGGGATTTGCATTTAAAGATCTTCATGGATCACCGCTACCTAAAGCGGCTTCACCGTCGCCACCTAAAGCGGCTGCGGCAGCAGTATCAAGAAAGCCATTACTACCAGAGCATCTATGGCCGA